GTCATAATTGATCTGGTTGCACTTTTCTTATCAACAGACTCGAATATCTTTTCATTCCAATATAAATCGAGCTTACGACACATCTGTCGTACGGCGACCTTGGAATCCTTACACTCTGCGAGATAAGTAGCATACATCTCATCTACGCATTCTCTGCAATAAGCAAGATAACCAGTGCCTTTATACAAAAAGCTATAGCTGACAGGAAAGTATCCCTTTAGACGACCGTATGCACGACCACACTTTCGACAAACAGAACTGGACGCATTGACCTCTAATGATGCCATCAGACATCACCGCCTTCCAAATCATCCATTGGTGGCGGGAGAATATCTTGCTCTGCTTCTTTTAGAGACAGCTCGTACAAACGAGCTGCCATACGAAGTGTCTTTCCATAGTTAAACTTAGGGATGTAGCGAGCTTCTACTTCACAAGGCTCTCCGTAATATGGGTCGATTGTAGTTCTAGCCGCACGATAATGCAGCCCAAGGCAACCAAAACCATGTATATTTATTTCTTCTCCGTTTTTTAATGCGTCTTCGATTACGGCAAGACATGCATCGATAATATTAGTAGTGTCCTCTGTCGTGTAAACAAGCCCTTTTTCCTTTTGTCTGACAACGAAGTCAGCGTTATTGCCATCGTTATCAGAAATATGAAAAACATGCTTCTTTGCATACACTGACTTTCTTTTTCCATTCTCTCTAAGAACTCCGGTCACTCTATTTGCAAATTCCTTTTTGTTCATATGCTCTCCTTTTCTTCAAAATGTTAGATGTCGGAGAAACTGTTCACTTGGCTTGGAGCGATACCATCCTTAGTAAAATACATACTTAGTCTGTCATCTTTAGGATTATCATCATAGATTTTAAGCATCTCTGATGAGCTCCAACCAACAATGTCAACGATTACACTATCTGGTATACCGGCCCTAATCAAAAAGCTACAGTAATGATGTCTGAGAGCATGGAAGTAAAAATCCCTTCCGGTCATGTTGCTAAGTGAGTTCGCCCAGCTATTAACCGTTGATACTCCGATATGTTGTTTCAAGTCTGATTTACTTGGGAATAACCACTCACTTTCAATTCCGACTTGTTGCCGATGGCTCATCCATAGATCAAGGTATGGTTGGAATTTATGTGCTAAAGTGTAGCATTCGAGCATTTTATTTCCCTTAGTCAAGATCGGTGCGCTCTTATATAGAGATCCTTCGCATACTAACCTCGACTTATCAAAATCGCTCACGCGAAATCTACATAGCTCAGCTTTACGTCTACCGCTGTATACGCCAAGTGCTACAAAGCAGGCTATTTCATATTTTTCTTTATCTACTAAGTCTTTTAAGATGGACTCGATATCGTCGTCTGTCCATACGGTCTTTTCCCGTACGGGTTGTAGAGCTGGATTCTCAATTTTGCGGACAATAGAACGAAAGCCATTAAATTCTGGCTCCTCGTCAAGAATGGATTCAACAAAATTACTCAAACTAGATATAGCTGCCTTTAATCGACGAACACGAGAAGGGCTATTCCGATTTGAATTGATTAACCAACTCTGGTATGCGATAATATCCCTCTTTGTGATATTTACAAAATTCTTGTTCTTAGCATTTTGTAAAACCCACACAAAGAAAATATCTAAGTCGTTAGAATATCCGGAGATAGTGCCTGGACTACGTTGTATAGAACGGAGATAATCAAGAAAATCGTTCTTGAGACGCATATTCTCGGGATTAACCTGTTTAAGTAAATCCGCGTTTGTCAAATTGTTCATCTGTGTTTTTCTAGCCATTGCAGCCACCTCCTTTTCAAATTAAAAACTCCGTCGTAGACGGAGTTAGATCATTCATACAAATACTTTTTAAGTGCGTATATGGTATACGAATAAGCGGAATACAGTGTTCTTTGCACCAGTCATTCTTAGCTGTATCCCGAGCAACTCGCCCATCATAGTTTATGGCATTTTCCCATATTGGGATTTTTCTAAAATGTTGAATACCATCAAACTCAATCATATAGACAGGGTAAGCGTCATAATTATGGACAATAAAATCAAAGCGCAAAGCCCAACCTGTGTCCTGAAACTTACAATCAAGATATGATTTGTTTCGCTCAAATTCAATCCCCGCATGTGTAAGCAGCTCGCTAATTATTTCCTCCCCAACGGATGTTTTCATGCATTTAGTACATCTATCTTTGCCATATCGTGTCAAAGTCGATGAATCAATGGACTCAATGGCACCGCATAGTCCACATTTACATAGCCATCTAGCATGTCTTCCACTCCGCTTTCCGTTAGCCATATCTCTTTTTATAACAGTGAGATTACCAAAGATTTGTCCTGCAATGTCATTTAACTGCCCATTATTGGATCGTTCCGTCTTACCACATCCGCAGTCTTGAACAGTGCCACTCAGTAAATCCGAACTGCGAATAGAGCGTATTGTTCCGCATTTTTGACATTCACATATCCAATAGACATGTTTGCCAGATCCTGAGTCCTGATTAGCGTCCCTGTGCATAACAAGCATTTTGTTAAACACCATCCCGGCTAGGTCTATTTTTCTGTTAGAGCCGACCTTAATTCCATTTTGATGCTTTAAGCAACCACAAGACTTGGTGATTCCACGCAACAAATTATACACAATAACCGTTGTTTCATTACCACACTGACATTTACACCTATAATAAGGGCGAACAGATTTACCAGATAATTTTAGGCCATCCTCATATTCTGTATCTCGATATAGAACGGTTAAATTTGAAAACTTTTCGCCCACAGACACTTCTTTCATAAACTTTCCTCCTATTTAACACACATAATTTAATCTACTTTCTCAATATAGACCATTCATCCAATACTTCACTGAGTCGTTCGGTTCGCATATACGCCCAGAACATCTGGTGATTATTTGGATTCAGCGCACACAGCTCATATCGAAATCCTCGCTGGTGCAAAAATTCTTTCAAGTTTGCGCTATAGCAACAGTAAAGCAAACTCACGGGAACAACTCCTTAAATTCGAATTGGTTGCGGGAGCAGGGCTTGAACCTACGGCCTTCAGAGCATGAATCTGACGAACTACCAACTGTTCTATCCCGCCATATAGAAAACCGCCCCATATTGATGGGGCGGTTTATGTAAATAATTTAGTTAGCTTGACCTCTAAAAAATTAAGAGATATCGCATCTTAGACGATATTCCGCATCTACGCCGTATTGAGGATTGACAATCAACATCATCTGCTCTGGATGAGAGTACAATCGTTTGTCATTTGCATAATCATCAGTGCCGCACAATGCTCCACAAATAGCAGCGGTGACGCCAAACTCAGAGAAACTTTCGCGATGATGCTTGTCTCCTAACAGAATGTATTCGATATCTTTGTTATACTTTTTTTGGAAAATAGTAGTGAGCAGGCGAGGGGAGTTCTTAACTCCATCTAAATCTCCATGAGTCGCACAAATCTCATGACCACACGCATTGATGAACAAAAATTCGGTATCATTGTCTGGCATAATCGTAATATTGTTATATGCCTGTAAACGTTGCTCTAACCACCAAGGAACAATGCGTTCCATATTGTCTTGGTGCATACTCTCTTTCTTGTTTTGAACGGTTCTCGCGTGATTGCCATATGTAACATATACTAGCGTCTCGCTTGTAAATTGACTCAGCCTCATAATAGCCTGTGCCAAAAGCTCACTTACCTGCATTAGTTGATCTGCTACCAATTCATTGGAAGCAACTCTGGCAGAAACATGACATGCACCATGAATCAAATCTCCAAGCACTACGATATGAAGTTTGCTGCAACGATGAATCCGCAGTCTTTCGATAGCCATATCTACAACCTTGGTGACACGTGCCTTGCAAATATCTGCGTTATATTCGTTAAACACATTATTTGTCTTCATACCATAATGCCAGTCACTAAAAACAAGCACTGCCTCATTGCCGTTTGAGTATGCTAAATCAAAATAATTGTCGCTAAACATTGCACCAATAGATTCCGATAAATTGTTTGCTGCGTCTGCGAGGACTTCATAGATATGTTCTCTACGACCATCGGAATATACAAGCTTATTGTATTCTCTACGTTGATCCCAAAACTTTTGCTGCTCTCTTTTGAGCGCTGCGGTCTTTTCTTCTATATCCCGAATAACTGCATTGTCAGTAATACTTTGAACTTGAGACCGGTCAAACAATTCAAGTGTACGCTTGCTGCCGTACATCATACGTCTAGCAACATCGCTAGAGTATGATTGCCCATATACAAGTTCGGCTAACTCTGAATAGTCACAATCAGCCAAAGTCTTGTCTACAAGCTTTCCATGAATCAAACGTCTGTGGTATTCAAACGCTGATTCGTTGTCTGCTCTCTGCAGATTGGCCTGACTCATTTTCTGACCTCAATAACACCCGCACTTCGCATGGTGTTCAGTAACTTCATAACCTTGGGGCTCTCAGTGCAGAAGTAATGCTTTCTCTTGGAGTCCTGCCGCATAGTGCGAACAATATGGGTGTTGGGATACTTAGCTAAAATAGCGTCTCTTTCGGATCTGGAAATTGCAATCATATGTATATCATCCTTTACTTCAAATTTCGAAATTGCAAAAAGTTATTGTTTCTTTCATAATAAGTGCCAGTGCGTACCCCCGTTTTGTTCCGATATTTACGGAACAAAAGCGAGGTCATTTTTGCACCATTTTTTAATTTTATGCATCATTTAGACACCAAAATATCACGAGTCATGATTGGATTGACCTTATTCTTGACACGAATTTCGGTGGCACAACTGTTGCAATACTTTTGCTTTCGGCCAACACCTGGGTTGTTTCGCTTTGTAGTGATTCCACAATGAGAGCAGACAAAATATGGTTCACCATATTGCTTCATATACTGATAACCAATATTCCGGTAATCAGTAATATTCATCACCATCTCATCGCTATCAGCAAACAAAACACGAACACTTAGATTGTCGATTTGTTTTGAGAATTGAATAAGACCTTCATCTCTTAGCTGACGAAACAACGCACATTGTCTATGTACTGAGGCACTGATATTAGCCATGCGAAGAATTTCATTATCCGGTGTACTGACCCAATAGTTTGTGTTTGGGTCTACTGCAACATTGTATTTCGCGATACAGAGTAGGGTGAAGGCAAGCCTTCTAGCCTGCTTACCCTCAACCTTTTCAATTCGGCTTAGTTCATTCTTTGTAATGGGAACCCCATCAATAATAATGATTGGACGCTTAAACGCCATTTTGATAATACCGTCCAACGGTTCTGACCATTTATGTATAGGAAAGGATGGATCACAGCTTAAGATGAACGCTTCCACACTACTTCTGACTTCCTTTTTTGAAAGTCCTTTATGCACAAAATATTTTGCGACCCTCATAATTGTCTCATATGGCTTCTTGCCAAGCATTTTCTCTCGGATAGCATTTTCCGCCCATGTAAACTCATTCAAAACAATACTCATTTTCATCCTCCATATTAACTACTACCTCCTTAAATCTCCTACCTTGGTAAAGGATGTCTCCGCCGTCATCGTACACAGGGATTGAGATCGTACCACCATTTTTTGACAGCAGATTATTTACGATGTCTTCTCCGCAAATATCCCATGCGAACTTTTTGGAAGCGCTACGCGTATAGCATAAATCCAATACAATGTTACACAGGACGGATCGGTTCTGGCAAATTGCCTCGCACTCTCTTACAAATTCATCACGCATACAAGATATCGTTGTTTTGGACTCTGCGTCATCAACCCTCTCGTAATATGTATAAACGAGATATCTCTGAAGCTTGTGGTTATATTCATCGTATAACTTACGGATAGATGACAATTGGGCATATGTATATTCAGCATCAGATTTCATCACAGAATAATCAAAGTCAGAAACCTTATTGTACTTGCCAAGATATCCGTCAAACTCTTCCTCGAATCTCCAACAGATCTTATTCATTACACAAGGATTGACACCTACAGGAAGCCGTGACTTATAGTATCGGAGAAAATCAAGCTGACGCTCAGTAAGTTCATCATGCGGCATTGCACCAAGCTCGTCAATGGATACACCAAACTCTCTGATCGCATTTCTGTCTGTATTTTTTTTGTATGTGTTATACTGCTTCATCAGGGTAGGGTAGATGTAACACATAAAGTAAGGCTTACGATCAGCAACGATACCCCTGTAGTATCTTTTGGCGTCATAATCTTCCATTAAGTTAACAGAGTGCCGGTCATGCCACTCTCTAGGCATGGGCTTAGCGATAATACCCTTGGCCTTATCGATTGCATTTTGCTGGAATAACTGTCCACACTTAATCCGATAGGCAAGGTCTTTGTACTCCTGCGAACTCTTATCGAATTTGGCCTGAACCTCAAACATTGATGTAATCCAGTTAGTAGTCTTTCCGATATCATTGCCGAAACTCTCAATGTTGGACTTAATGAAGTCTTCTTCGCAGACGATCTTCTTTGTGGCTCTCCGCTGAGCACACATCAATGCAGGCAGTTCCACCAACTTGTTGACGAGCACCTCATTGTCGGTTAACATAACTAGGTCTCCATCAAAATCCATTCCGTTGAGCGCAGATGCAGCCGTATCCCAACCATTGAATATCGTACAGGTAGTCATGTACTGGTACCAATACTTTGCGTCGTCAGAAGTACATGGATGAACTGCTCTAATATTTGCATGGCACGTCATTGGTGCCCGAAAACATGCAAGTCGTTCAGCTCCGCAATCTCCCCAATACTTATTGTAGATTTCACCAGCTTTGAGCAATCCAGTCTTTTCTTGTCCAAATACACTCTGGCAGAGCAGATATGGGTCGCCTGATACAATTGAATAATTGCCGTGAACTTTTAGTACACCGACCTTAGCCTCATTTATTCTGTTTCTAATTAGCTGATAGATACTGTTGCGAACATATGGATCATCGACCATCTTAGGATTAACCATTATCGCCTTCAGGTAATTGTCTTCAAGTCTATCAACATTTTCAAGACGGAGACTATCTCCCTTTAGGAATAGAACTGTCTTATGCCAGTCTCCGCCAAGAACCTCCTTGATCTCATCCATGGTGGGTGCGATCAGACGCTCGATATCATCGTCATCGAGGTCGTAGCTCTGAATGAACTGGTAGTTAAGACAGCGCTCCCGTTCCAGTTCCTTGGGGCAGGTCTTAGCTACACTAAAGGTATAGCCGTTATCCATGCAGCACTGGATGTAGTGGTCGCAGCTATCGTAGCTGTCCCAAAGCTTGACCATAGATGTAGTCAGCATCAAGTCTACATCCCGGATGTCCACATCGTTACCCCAAGCATCCTTAATCATATAAGTTCCGGCAACTTTCTCTGCATAATCATGGAAGTCGAATGTAAAAACCATTCCTTTTTCAAAAGAAAAGCGAGTGTTTACACCACTTACTAAGTAGTCCAACCCAAGATCTTCACTCCACTTCTGTGCCAGAGAGGGAAGCATCAGTCCATAACCATCCGATGCGTTCATCTGGATCGGCACCTGCTTCCGATCCTCCATAACTGGTTCGCCCTCAGCTTCGTCAGTCAAGTAAACAATGTCGGACAAAAACTCCGTCTCACAGTCGTCTACAACAACAATTCCTCTGGGGAATGACACAGGGGTAGATGCGCTACATGTCAAAGCTTTATATGCTTCCAGCTTTGCAGGCACCAGAGGCTTCTCCATGTTACGCCCGTTGTCAATGCGGCGGCGAAGTTCATCTGCATGGCGCTCACTCACAAAAACTATAGTACTATTCTTGATACCACCATTAGTGCCAAGCAGCCGTTTATAGTTAATGCCGTTGATACTGAAGCCCTTGCAAGCTCTATAGTAATCCTTCTCTTTATCAATAATCAGACACATATAGTCTGGCTTAAACTGGATACTATCCAATTGAGCATAGAGCTGTTTTACTGTACGTCTGTTCTGGACGCTATTTGCTTCTCTCCGGAGACGCTTAATCTCCTGCTTAATTTCTCTTGCCTTATTCTCAGCATCCGTAATGCCGTTCAACTCATCGAGCCATCTCAGAACCTGGCTATCAGCCAGGGAAATTACTTCGTCATTTCTTCTGGCCTCTGCAATGCCAAGTGTCAGTTTCCACTTGTTCTCCCGCAGTCTTCGGCTATGTAGTTTATATATATACTTCTGGCAAGTTTGTTGCTTAGCTATATTACTCCATCTCCTTGCAAATTATTTAATCAGCATGATATATCATAAAAATTAGTTCCACTCAGCAGCGTATCTCCACCACTCGTCGTAGAACACATCTCTCTGTTCTTCAATGTATGTATCGATAAACTCATCCTCTGCGGGATCATCCGCAGGGAAGTAGTGGTCGCAGTCATACTTGGGGGTGCAAATATCTCGGAACAGGCAT